GCTATTCGGGGACATGTGGGCAAAAGTAACAGGCGCACAAAATAACTGGCTATCGTCTTTTGCAGGCATGCTTTCAAGGGCATCGGCTGCCGTCGTTAAGTTTGCTAATAATGCGATTGCCTGGTTTGATGCGGTATTTAACGCAAAGTCCAGAGCCATTGCGGGGCCTGCGCATGAAGGGGTAGGGCTCAGCGAGGAAGAGAAGGCGCGTCGTAAAAGCGGGCGGGATATTCAGGCGTACATCGAAGCAGTACATGCTTTTGATCCCAGCAAGCTGATCATCGCGCCTTCCGGCAGTGGTGCTGGCATCGGAGGGGGCGGCGGAAGTGTTGGCGGCAGTTCTTTTGCGTCGGCCAAAAATGAAAAATTGGAAGCTGCGCAGCGTGAGGACAGGATTCAAGAGGCACGAATGAAGGTGCAGAATGACCGCATTCGTGAACAGCTGAAGAATGAGGAAAAGCTAAGACAGACCCAGCTCCAGATTGCCAAAAAGTACGGCACAGACCAGCAGAAACTTTCTATTGCTTTGGCAGAAACGGAATACACCAGGAAGCAGGACTTACAACGAGAAAACATGTCTTTCCAAGAGCAGATGCTGGCGCAGGAAAACGCGATCAAAGAAGCGAAGCTGAAAGGCGTGGATCAGGATGAGTTGGCCCTATTAGAAGAGAAGAAGCAGCTTCTCGCTGATAATCATGAGCTGGCATTGAAGACGATCAACGCGCAGGCCGCTGCTAGTGCTAAGGCACTCAATGCCGACTATGACAACGATCAGCTAAAGTGGCAGACGTCTTACAATACAGCGGGAAGCACTGTTGACCGGATGAACATGGATAATGAAAGGTATCAGAAGGATGCAACTAGTGCCGTCTATGCTGATGAATCCATGACCTACGAGGAACGGTTAGCGGCGCTGGATGCGATCAATCAGAAGTATGAAGACCAGAAAGCGAAAATCAATACCATCAATTCTATGCAGCAGTATGGGAATTCCCTAGCTAAAGATTTTGCTAGCGGGATCTCTGACTGGATCACCGGCACGAAGTCCTTTGGAGATGTCATGCGCAGTGTTTTAGATAGCTTGATCCAAAAACTGATACAGGCGGCTATGTATGCCCTTATCATTGCCAGTGTAACAGGCGGCAGCTTCAAGGCGAATTTCTTCAAAGCCTTTGGCAAAGGCTTTGTAACTGGTGGTTCGGTCGATGGCCCCGGCACCGGCACAAGCGACAGCATCCCCGCTATGCTCTCAAATGGTGAGTACGTGCTTAATGCTCAGGCTGTAGACCGTTTGGGCGTGCCGTTCCTTAATGGCCTGAATACTGGGCGTTTGAGAGGCTTTGCCAGCGGCGGGCTTGTCGGTTCCGGTGTTGTTGCCGGTTATAAGGCAGAGCGTGGCAGCAATGGCGGACAGGGGCAGAGCGTTAATCTGTCTATGCATGTTTCTGCTATGGATGCCTCCAGCTTTAGCGATTTTCTTAATCGGGGTGGGCTGGATGTCGTGAAACAAGCTCTTTTTGACAGCAATCGTAACTTCGCGAGTGAGGCAGGTGTGTGGTAATGCGTAAGTTCCCCGAATTAAGAAAATTTAGCTGGAACAGCACGTTTGAAGAAAGATGGAATACCACTGTACAGAAATCTGCCTCCGGCCGTGTGCGTACATTGACCAACCAGCTTTACCCGGCATGGACTATCAAAGCAAGCTATCCTGCGTTGACGGATGCACAGGCAGATGAGCTGTTAGGCTTCGTCGCCTTAATAAAAGGATCCTTTGAGGCCTTCCTCTGGCTTGATCCGGAGCATAATGCGGAAAAAGGTGCACCGTTGGCGCAGATGAGCAGCAGCAAATATCAGTGTGTAGCGCGCATCGGCATCTATGTAGAGCCGGTGGAATATGTAGAGAATGTAACCATTCTGGTAAATGGCGCAATCGTGCCGGCAACCAATTACACTGTAAGCGGAGGCATTATCACCTTCCGACAGATTCCATCCGGCACAGTGACGGCTAACTATACATATTACTGGAAAGTGATATTGGCAGATGACGGCCTGACCATCAGAAAGAAATTTGACAATATCAATACCGCAGAAATCAAGCTGGAGGTAGTACGATGAAGGATGTAGGCACAGGCTTAGAAAATTACCTGAATACGGAAAAGCATATGACAAGCTGCGACCTGTTCGAGCTGCGCCTGCCTGATGGCGGCGTGCATTACTACACTGACGCAGATAAGGATATCCTGTATGATGGGCATAACTATCGACATGACGTGCTGCTAATCAAACGCCAGCAGGTCAAGGTTAATGACAGTGTAGTTGTCGACACGCTGAGTGTAAACATCAAGGCAGATAAGACTGCTAAAATCGGCAACACGCCGCTGCTGAAGGCTGCACATGACGGCATACTGGATATGAGCAAGCTGTATTTACGCAGATGCTTTTTCCGGGATGCCGTAGTTATCGGCGCTATTGGCTTGTTTGGCGGCAAAGTGGAAGTAAAGTCGTGCGGCGGTTTAGGTTTGGACCTTACAGTGAAGGCTGTTACGCAAGGCCTTAGCCAGGAATTCCCGGTGCGCAAGTATTATCCGCAGGGCACATATTCGACAAAAGGCGGAACGATAACTGCCAGCACGGACAGCACAGCAGGCTGTCTGATTGCGCCATATGTTCCGCTGAAAGAGGTGCTGATGTAATGACCGAGGGGGAGAAAATAGCCGAAGCTGCTTTAAGCTGGTTGGGCACGCCGCACGTCAACGGCGCAAAGAGCAGAGGCCACGGAATTGACTGCGGTATGCTTTTGATCGCGGCAACGGAGGATGCAGGCTACATTGCGAAGGACACCGTAAAGGTAGCACCATACAGCAACGAATGGCATCTGCACCACAGTGATGAGTGGTTCCTGCATTATGTGCAGACCTATTGCCGTGAGGTCAAGACGATGGAGGCAGGAGATTTCCTCCTGTATCAGTTTGGCCGATGCATTTCGCATGGCGGTGTATATGTTGGGAATGGGATGGTTTGTCATGCTGTGGTTGACCAGGGAGTTATTCTCAGCAGCGTTGATGATGTAATGTTTCTGGACGCTAAAGGCAGAAGCAGGCTTCGGGGGATATATAGGTTTGGAGGTAAGTAAATGGGCTTATTTAAGACGGCACACATCGTCAACAGGGCGGATAAAATCAGCAATTTTACCGTCAACACGGCCGAGTATGGCAGCGCTGTAATGGAGCTGCTGGGGACAACGCGGATCAGCGGCAACGTTATTTATTATGATGACTTTACGGCCCATGAGCACCGAGAAACCCAGCGCTCCGGCAAGGGCAGCGGTGTAGAATCTACTACAATAACCTATACATATACGGCTGCTGTCATTATGGGACTGTGCGAAGGTCCCATTAAAGGCATCGGACGGGTATGGATTGATAAGGAGCTGTATCAGTATCCGTCCGAAAAAATCGGCATGACATTGTACAGCGGGACCGCTGATCAGCAGCCATGGCCTTACGTTGTCGGTAAACATCCGGAAAAGGCTCTGCCTTATACCGGGCTTGCTTATATGGCCGGCGTTATCGACCTTGGCAACAATGCCAGCCTGCCTAACTTTAACTTTGAGGTTCAGGGCAAGCTGCTGGATACTGGCGACGGCGTTGACGTTAACCCTGCTGATTACATCAGATATATTCTGGACAAGGTTGGGCTGCAGGATGTTGAGATTGTCGGCTTGGAGAATTACCGGAAGTATTGCCGGGAGTCGGATTTGCTTATTTCAACGCCAGCAGACTACACCAGCGCAAAGAAAGCCCGGGATATTGTCAATGAGATTGCTAGCCTGACAAATGCATACATGTTCTGGAGCAATGACAGATTTAAAATCGTGCCTAGAGCTGACCGCCCTGTAGGCGAGTGGCAGCCTGACAAACAGATTGTCTATAACCTTACTGCAGATGATTTCCTTGAACAGAGCAACGGAGCCTGCGTAACCTATTCTCGCAAAGACAGCAGTGAGCTGTACAACCGCTTTACCGTGGAGTTTTACAACCGCGAGAATGCTTACGAAAAAGAAAGCGTCAGCTATGAGGACAGCGAAAATATTGCTGATTATGGCTTGCGGCAGGCAAGTACAACGGCCGCTCATTATATCTACACTAAAAAACGTGCGGTGAAGCTGGCAGAAGAGCTGGCAAGGCGCAACAAATATGAGCGTAACAAATACACCTTCAAATTAGACTGGTCCTTCTGCCGGCTTGAACCGGGTGATCTGGTGACGTTGACTGATGCTAATATTGGCCTTGATAAGCAGGTAGCAATGATTGACAGCATCACAGAGGATGCGCATGGCATCCTGAGCGTTACTGCTATCAGCAGAGCTGCAGGTGATTACTCAGAAGCTCTGTATGATGTGCATGAGGTTGACAGGCCTTATGTAGATTTCAACGCTGAGCCGGGAGATACGGATACACCCCTGATATTCCAGCCTCCTAGCGATTTGACTTCCAATGGGAACGAAATCTGGATAGCAGCCAAGGGCAAGAAGGATGCCTGGGGCGGCTGCACAGTATTTGTCAGCGACAATAATACCAATTATCAAAAGGTCGGTACTATAACCAACAATGCTCGCTTGGGTGCGTTGGCCAAGAACATGCAGGTTAGTGATACAACCTGCGAGGTCAAGATTAACGGTATGCTGCTCAGTGGCACCGCGCAGGATGCAGACCGTGGCAATACACTATGCTGGGTAGATGGTGAGTGCATCAGCTACACTACGGCTACAATGCTCAGCAACGGCAATTACCGCCTTGACGGCTGCAGGCGTGGGCAATACAACACTACTGCTACGGCGCATAACAGCGGAGCACGTCTGGTGCGCTGCGATGAGGCGCTGCTGAAAACAGGTGTCCGGAAAGAGGACGTAGGCAAAAAGATATGGATTAAGTTTTGCTCGTACAACATTTTTAGCACGGGCGAGCAGAGCCTTGCTGATGTGCAGGCCTATGAGTATACAATTAACGCTTACTACATCCCTCCGGTGCAAAACCTGACGGCATACAATCGTTATCGTCAGCTTGCCGATGGCGTGGCTCGCTATGATATCGTCGTTAGCTGGACACCGCCAAACATGGCGACGTACCTCGAGGGCCAGCTGTGGTACAAAACAAACAACGAGCAGGCTGAGAGGTTGACGATGACGGAGGGCGTGCCGGCAGATGAGATGGGCTGGCAGGGTGGATGGCTGTATGGAGGCTCCGGCAAAGATCAATGCGTCATCCCGCAGGCCATCGTTGGCGATACCTATCGGATTGCGGTATGCACTAAAGATGAATACGGTATGGCTACCAGTCCTGATATGTCGCCTCAGATTGATATTACGGTAGCAACGAAGACTACAACGCCGAACACTCCGGATGATTTCAACATCAGCTTTAATGACGTTGCTGTGGTTACATGGAAAGAGGTTACTAACTCCGATATTGCTTTTTATGAGGTGCGACGCGACAATCACCCCGGTGTGGAGGACGTAAACCTGCTGGCGCGTACCAACGGCCTCAGCGCGTCACTGGCGCTGTCAGAGCGTACAGGCACGCTATATCTGTATGCTAAAAGCGCCATAGGCAAATACAGCGCTCCTGCAGATTTGAAATACTACAAAGCAGATCCGCCGAAGCCGGAACCTCCGGTGCTCAGTCCTAAAGTGGGCGGCATGGGCATCAAATGCAAAGCTGTACCCAGCGACTGCATCGGCGTGCGCTATTACATTAATGATGATAGCGTGTACAGCAAAAACAATACCCTGTCATATAGCTGTGAAGCAGGCGTGTATGATGTAACCTGCGCTTATGTGGATATGTTTGGCGATGGTCCAACATCCGGACAGTCGACCTGTACAGTAAAGACTGTTATTGACGAAAGCATGATTGCCGATGAAGCCATCAGCTCTGCCAAGCTGGACAAGATTGTGCAGAACAACATCAGTAATGCTACGGCCAATGCAAATGCAGCATTGAGTAATAGTAATATCACCGCTGATAAGTTGAAAAAAGATTACAGCACAACAAAGCAGACTGAAGCACTCATCAGCTCGCAGGTAGCAAGCTATACTGACGGAAAACTGAGCGGGTACAGCACGATCGAGCAGACCAACACAGCAATCAGCAACGTGGTTGTAAAAATGGACGCTGCGACAAATAAAAAATTAGAATCATACAGCACTATACAGCAGACGCAGGATGCCATCAGCCTTGCAGTAAAAGATATCGATCTTGACGGCAATACGCTGATCAGCAAAATCAACCTTGCGAATGGCAGCATCCTGCTTGACGGCAAGCTTATCCATATCACCGGTCAGACTCTTTTTGATGACAATATTGTTACCAAAAAAATGCTGCAGGCAGGGAGTGTGGATGCAGACAAGATAAAGGTAGATAGTTTGTCAGCCATCTGTGCAACAATCGGCACGCTGCGTACAGCTACAAGCGGCGCACGATTGGAGATAAAGGATAACTTGCTGGAAGTTTATGACAGCAATAATGTGCTTCGGGTAAGAATGGGGGTATGGTAATGATTTACATTGGAGCTTTTTTGCTTATATCAATAGTTTGGTATCTTTTAAACAAGAACCGCAAGCGTAATAGCCAAAGCAAGCCACCACTGATACAAGAGGAGGAAGAAGGGAATACGAAACAGGAAAACAACTTATCTTTTGAGCCTACTATTGCTGAACCGCCAGTATTGCGAGATGGCGAAAAAGTAATTTTTGTAAAAGACGGCGAAAAGGCACAAGGGACGGTGAGAATTGTGGATGCAGGATTGCAAATTTTTGACGGGAATGGGAATGTTGCTGTTGACATAACAGACAGGGTTTGCAGATATTTAGGCGAGGGAAGCACTGGTTTCATGGATGGTTTTGTGACAAACGATGTGTTTTTAGAAAATGTAAATGCATGGGTGTTGCCGAAACGGATTTCCTTGCAAAGACATGAAGCCGCAGGGGATTCACAGGCTTTTCCGCATTTTCATATTTCCGGCAACAAACTAATGTGGGAATACGGTTCAACTACCGAGGGGTTGAGAGAGTCTATTGATTTTTACTATGGGGTGTTCTGATGAGTAATGGATTGAAAGTTTATAACAAAGATAAAATTTTGACGATTGCGTTAAAACGAATTATTGATGCGAAAGAACTGCCGACAAGAGAGGATGTTTTTTGCTTTATAAATCCTTATGAAAGTTTCCAAACAGGCAACTTGAAAGCAAGAACTATAAATACTGGGTCAGACGAATTTCGCATGTTTGCTATAGGACCTGTAGGCAAACTTCAAGAAAAAGCCATACAAATCATAAGGGCAGGGAAGGAACTTTTGTTGGCGTACAAAAGCGAAGCAGATATAGAAGGCATCGCAATCTATACTTATGGATATTATACGCCGAAACAATACGGTAATTGCGGACTACAAGTTTATAACGGCGACGGCGATTTGGTGTTCGATTCTAACCAAGCACCACTGCTTCTCCATGCAAGCACCATTGAAGATTCAGGGCATTATGACAATGGTACTGACCTGACAGGTATCAGCTCCTTTGACGCAGAAATGGCGGCTATAATGATTAGCCCGGATATCGAAGTATTAGGCGCAACGGGAGAACCTTTTGCCGACTTCATACAATTTTATGTACACATCACCAACATCACCCAACGTTTATATTTAGCCGCCGCGTATCCCAGCGGTCTGACTGCCAGCGCGGTCAAAAGGATAAGTATTGCCCACATGTTGGTAGATACAAGTCATTACACGAGACGAAATAATGCAGATAAAGCCTGAAATTGAGCAGCACCGTGTTTATGCCGTTGAATTGGCGTAACTGAACGGATATAGCTATCGACGTAACCAATTTTTTAGGAGGCGAAAAATGAAACCACAAGCATTTCAGCCGGGCGAGCTGCGCGATGAACATGACAAAATAATTCGCGCTGGGGCCTACGGCAAGAAAACACCATTTGTTAGTTCTGACAATAACGCCATCTTGGACTATATCATGAACAACTTTGATGCGTTATATGC